CATCACCTGCAGCATGGCGCCACGCTTCGGCAAGTCCGAGACGATCGCCTACCTGTTCGTGGCATGGTATCTGGGGCACCATCCGCAGCACCAGATCATGATGGTGACGCACACGGCAGACCTTTCCGCCGATTTCGGCCGCAAGGTACGAAACTTACTCGATTCTGACATCTACCACACCCTTTTTCCAGACACCATCGTGGCCCGGGACAAGAGCGCGGCGTCGAACTGGTCGACAACGCTCGGCGGGAAGTACTTGGCCATCGGTATTGGCGCCAATGTGGCCGGCCACGGCGCTGATTTGCTCATCGGAGACGACTTGGTGTCCGAGCAGGCGGTGCTGAGCAGCGATCCTGACAAGGCTTTCGCCCAAGCGTGGGAGTATATGCAGGTCGGCCCGCTCCAGCGGCTCATGCCGAACGGGAAAATCGTCATGATCGGCACCCGGTGGGGCAAAAAAGACCCAATTGGACGCGCTTTGGCGTGGGCAGAGAACAATCCGGGCTCATTGCCATGGACAGAGGTGCGTTTTCCGGCGATTATGCCTTCTGGTAAGTCGTTATGGCCAGAGCAGTGGCCTCTGGACCAGCTTTTGCAGAAGAAATCGGGCATGTTTCCCCAGTTTTGGGCTGCTCAGTACATGCAGGAGCCCACCAGCGAGGAGGGCGCGCTCATCAAGCGCGAATGGTGGCGCACATGGGACAAAGAGAAGCCGCCAAGCTGCCAATTCATCCTCCAGAGCTGGGATACGGCCCACGGCGCCAACGATGCAGCCGACCCGAGCGCGTGTATGACGTTCGGCATCTGGTACAACGAGCAGGAGGAGCAGGACCAGCTGATACTGCTCGACGCTTGGCAGGGGCGCAAGGAGTTTCCGGCCCTGAAGAAGTTTGCCTTCGACTACTACCGCGAGTGGGCGCCAGACATGGTGATCATCGAGAAGAAGGCCGCCGGCGCGCCGCTGATACAGGAGTTCCGGGCCATCGGCATACCGGTCAACGAGTTCTCCCCGAGCCGTGGCAACGACAAACGGGTACGGATCAACTCCGTGGCCGACATCTTTGCCTCCGGCATGGTGTGGGCGCCCGACACGCGCTGGGCCCGGGAGGTGATCGACCAAGTGGCCGAGTTCCCCAACGCTGAGCACGACGAGTTCGTGGACTGCACGTCACAGGCGCTCATGCGGTTTCGCCAAGGCGGCTTCATACGCCTACAATCAGACATGCAGGACGAGCCGCAAGAGAAGCGGCGCAAGGTCGAGTACTACTGATCCCATAAAGGACAACCATGGAAAAAGCAATCAACCCGGCTCCGATGGGGCTCGACAGTGTGCTGGACGACACGAGCATGTTCATCGACCCGCAGGCCGTGGCCGGCGTGGACGGCGCCATCGAGATCGTGCTGGAGGGTGAAGTTGGCGACATGCCGGAGGAGGACGAGCCCATCGCCTTCGACGCGAACCTTGCCGAGCACATGGACGACAAGGACCTGAGCGCCATCGCCTCCGAGATGCTGGAGCTGGTTGACGCTGATATCGAGTCGCGCAAGGACTGGGTGTCGATGTACGTCAAGGGGCTTGAGGTCCTCGGGATGAAGTACGAGGAGCGCACCGAGCCTTGGGCCGGGGCCTGTGGTGTGTACAGTACTGTACTGACCGAAGCGACCATCCGGTTCCAGTCCGAGACGATCATCGAGACATTCCCCGCCGCCGGCCCGGTCAAGACGGAGATAATCGGCGACTCGGACAAAGAGAGCGAGGAGGCCGCCGACCGGGTGCGCGACGACATGAACTTCCGCCTGACGGAGGAGATGCCCGAGTACCGGCCCGAGCATGAGCGCCTGCTGTACTCCTTGGGGCTGGCCGGCGCGGCGTTCAAGAAGGTGTACAACGACCCGAGTCTGGGCCGCCAAGCGTCGATCTTCTGCCCGGCCGAAGACATCATTATCCCGTACGGCGCGTCGAGCTCCATGACCGCTGAACGCGTCACCCACGTGATGCGCAAGACGGAGAACGAGGTGCGTAAGCTGCAAGTAAGCGGGTTTTACCGTGACGTGGACCTTGGCGAGCCGCTAAGCACCACCACCGACATCGAGAAGTACAAGGCCAAGGACCAAGGGTATTCCCTTACAGACGACGACCGGTACCAGTTCCTTGAGATTCACGTCGACTACGACCTGCCCGGCTTTGAGGACGAAGATGGCATCGGTCGGCCGTACATCATCACCATCGACCGCTCCTCATCCGAGGTCTTGGCCATCCGCCGGAACTGGAAGGAAGACGACCCACTGAAGCTCAAGCGTCAGCACTTCGTGCAGTACACCTACGTGGTGGGCTTCGGCGCTTACGGTTTGGGCCTGATCCACCTGATCGGTGGCTACGCCCGGGCCGGCACCAGCCTGATACGTCAGCTGGTCGACGCGGGCACGCTGTCGAACCTGCCCGGCGGCCTGAAATCCCGCGGGCTGCGGATCAAGGGCGACGACACCCCGATCGCCCCGTGCGAGTTCCGCGACGTGGACATCCCCTCCGGCTCGGTTAAAGACAACATCATGACGCTCCCCTACAAGGAGCCAAGTCAGGTGCTGCTGGCGCTGCTGAACCAGATCACTGACGAGGGTCGGCGCCTCGGCTCCATCGCAGACATGCAGATCAGCGACATGTCGGCCAACGCACCGGTGGGCACGACCCTCGCGCTGCTAGAGCGCCAGCTGAAAACCATGTCGGCCGTGCAGGCGCGCGTGCACTACTCCATGAAGCAGGAGTTCAAGCTGCTCAAGGAGATCGTCCGCGACAACGCCCAGACAGACTACTCGTACACCCCGGTTGGCGGCGACACCAAGGCCAAGCGCGCGGACTACGACCGGGTGAACCTGATCCCCGTGTCCGATCCGAATAGCGCCACCATGGCACAGCGTATTATGCAGTACCAAGCTGTGATCCAGCTGGCACAGGGCGCCCCGCAGATTTACGACCTGCCGTACCTGCACAGGCAGATGATCGAGGTGCTCGGCGTCAAGAACGCTGAGAAGCTGGTACCGATCTCGGACGACATGGAGCCGCGCGACCCGATCAGCGAGAACATGGCGTTCCTGACGGGCAAGCCGACCAAAGCGTTCCTGACGCAGGACCACGACGCCCACATCGCCGTGCACACCTCCATGCTGCAGGACCCGATGGTGATGGGGCAGCTGGGGCAGTCGCCACAGGCGCAGGCCATACAGGCGGCCATCATGACCCACGTCTACGAGCACGTGGCGTTCCAGTACCGGGCCAAGGTCGAGCAGCAGCTCGGCGCGACGCTGCCGGCACCCAATACGCAGCTGCCCCCGATGGTGGAGGCCCAGCTGTCCAAGCTGGTGGCACAGGCCGCCACGCAGCTGCTTACCGTTAACAAGTCACAGCAAGCGCAGCAGCAGGCCCAGCAGCAGCTGCAGGACCCGACCATCCAGATACAGATGAAGGAGGCCGCTGTCAAAGAGAAGGAGGCGGACACCCGGGCCAAGAAGGTCGACGCAGACATCGCGCTGGGGCAGGCAGAGCTTGACCTGAAGCGGCAGGTGCAGCTTGGCAAGCAGGCGCCCACCGAGACGCCGGAGATGATCGCCCAGCGGCACATGCAGGAGATGGCGCAGAACCAGCAGGCGCACCAGCAGGCCATGGCCCAGCAGGCGCAGCAGCAGCAGTTGGCGGCCGCGGCACAGCAGCAGAAGCTGCAGCACACGGAGCAGGGCCACCGGCAGAAGCTGAATCATGCCGAGAAGGCCGCCGAAGCTAAGGTTGAAGCTATGAAAAAGATAGCAGCAGCTAAGCCGGCCAAGCCCAAGGCAGCCCCCAAGAAAGGTGGTGAATGATGATCGAGAAGTATTTGGCGCTGCTGGACAGCAAGATTGAAGCAGAAAAACAGCGTTTTGTTGAAGAACTCGTTGACGGCAAATGCATCGACTTTGCCGTCTATCGTGAGTTGAGCGGGGTTATCCGGGGTCTCGCGACCGCTCAAGCTGAAGTGCGTGACCTCTTGCGTATAGCTAAGGAAGCAGATGAAAACTGAGTT